AAGTCGTGATCTATTAGATGAATGGTTGTTAAAATGTACAGGTAAGAGGATTCGTTATGTTAAGGAAAATTAAACTATACGGAGAACTTGCAAAGTTTTTAGGTCAGAAAACTTTTGAAGCTGAAGTTCATAATGCTGCACAAGCAATAAAATTCTTACTTGTTAATTTTCCACAGTTAGAAAAACATATGGGAGATAGACATTACAAGGTATTAGTTGGTAATTGGGAAATAAAAGAAGAAGAAATACATTATCCAAATGGACAAGAAGAGATCAAAATTATTCCTATTGTTGGAGGAGAAGGAGGTAGAGGTCTTGGAAGATTTCTAGTTGGAGCAGTATTAATAGGTGTTGCGATTGCTAACCCTTTTGGTACAGCAGCTATAGGTACTTTTGGAGGAGAAATTGCAATATCTCAACTTGTAGGAACTATTGGTGCAAGTTTGGCTTTTCAAGGACTTGCCCAAATGTTAACACCTGTTCCCGAAATAAAAGAACAGGAACAAGATCCTAGATTGTCATTTAATTTTAGTGGAATACAAAATACATCAAGGGCTGGTGTTCCTGTGCCTGTAATTTATGGAGAGACTATGGTTGGATCTGTTGTTATATCAGCAGCGATTGAAAACGAACAGGTAGAAGTATGAAGATTATAGGCTCTGGTGGTGGTGGAAAAGGAGGAGGTGGAGGTGGTGGCACTCCACATGAAGAAAAAGATAATCTCGATTCTAAATCTTTTGCTAGGATTCTTGATCTTATAGGAGAAGGTGAAATAAGTGGTTTAGTTGATGGTGCTAAATCTATATTTTTTAACAACACGCCATTACAAGCTGCTGATGGTAGTTTTAATTTTAAAGATGTCTCATTTGAGACAAGAACTGGAACATCTAGTCAGACTGTAATACCAGTAACAAGAAATGTTGCTACAACAAAATCAGTAGCGGGTGCTGGAACATCAATTCCTCAAGGCAGTGCTGGAAGAGTTATACAGATAACTGATTCAGATGTTGATGCAGTTTCTGTGCAAATAACTGTTCCTGCATTACAACAATTAAGTGATGAAGGAGATATTTTTGGTACTGATGTAGAACTAGCAATTCTTGTTCAATATAGCGGTGGCGGTTATCAAACTGTTTTGTCTGGTGGTTCGGCAAAAATAGCTGGAAGAACACCTGATCCATATGTAAGAGATTATCTTGTAAATCTTAATGGTGCTTTTCCTGTAAATATAAAGGTACAAAGGATTACAGCAGACAGTACATCATCAAAATTACAAAATGAAATTCAATTCAACACATATGTTGAGATTAAATATGACAAAAGAAGTTACCCAAATAGTGCTTTAGTTGGTTTAAAAGTAGATGCAGAACAATTTTCATCAATTCCATCTCGAAAATACTTAGTAAAAGGTATAAAAGTAAAGATTCCACATAATGCAACAGTTAATGCTGATGGCAGCTTGTCTTACACAGGAACATTTAATGGAACGCTAGGTGCAGCACAATATACAAACGATCCAGCTTGGTGTTTGTATGATTTACTCACTTCTAGTAGGTATGGACTAGGTGCTCATGTTATTGAAACTGAAATAGATAAATTTAGTTTTTATGCAGCTTCAGTTTATTGTTCACAACAAGTTGATGACGGCACAGGAACAGGCGGTACTGAACCTCGTTTTACTTGCAATGTAAATATTAATAATCAACAAGAAGCATATAACGTGATAAATCAGATGTGTTCTGTGTTTAGAGCCATGCCATACTATGAAGCTGGTAATTTAACCATTACACAAGATGCTCCAAAAGATGCTAGTTATCTATTTACACTAGCTAATGTCTTAGAACCTGGATTTACCTATTCAAATACAAGTCAAAGACAAAGACCTACAGTTGTAATCGCAAAATACTTGGATTTAGAATTGAGAGATATAAACTATGTTGAAGAAATTGATACTGCAAACCAATCAAGGTATGGAACAGTTGTTAAGAATATTGATGCGTTTGCTTGTACATCAAGAGGTCAAGCTGCACGTTTAGCAAAATGGCTGCTCTATATGAGCAATGTGGAACGTGAAACTGTTGCATTTACTACCTCTATAGATGCTGGTGCAGTTGTAAGACCAGGTCAGATTATTGAAATAGCTGATCCTGTTCGTAGCGGAGAAAGAAGAGGTGGTCGTATTGTTTCTGCAACAACTAATTCTGTAACTGTAGATGATGCCACTGGATTAAGTATTCAAGGTGCATCAACACTAAGTGCTGTGTTACCTGATGGCACAGTGGAACAAGTTACAGTCTCAGGTATTACTAATAATGTTTTTAGTCTTGGTCAGCACTTTTCTGTTGCACCAAATCCTAATAGTGTTTGGATATTTGAAACGAGCACTATTCTTACAACAACTTGGAGAGTATTAGAAGTTAAGGAGCAAGATAGAACTAATTATGTTATTACCGCTAGTGAATATAATTCTGGTAAGTACAACCATATTGAAAATGGTATAGCGTTACCAGTAAGAGATGTAACTAATTTAGACATCCCACCAGCAGCACCATCAAATGTTAGTGCAACAGAAGTCATTTATGAAAATACTGGAATAGCAAGAGTAAAAATTGTTGTTAGTTGGACTAGCACTTCAGATACACATTACATTCGTTACAGATTACAGAATGGAAACTTCATATCAAGAACTGTAGATAATTCAAAAAGTTACGAAATTCTAGATACTATTGCTGGTAATTATCAGATTGAAGTTTATAGCGTAAGTTCTTCTGGTTTACGATCCACAACCTTTAACACACCGCAAAGTCCATTTTTTGTAGCAAAGGGTAAAACTGATCCTCCTTCTAATGTCAGTGGAGTTAGTTTATTACCGATTGACGAGACAAGTGCAATACTAAGTTGGAATCGTGCCACAGAACTTGATGTATTGTTAGGTGGCAAGACTTTGATCAGACACTCTAGCAAAACAACAGGTGCTCAATGGAAGGATGGACAGAATATTGTTGTAGCTGCTGCTGGAAACCAAACACAAAAAATTGTCCCTTTGCTTGCAGGAACTTATCTAATTAAATTTGAGGACGATGGTGGACGGGAAAGTCCTTCACCAGGCTCACAAGATTCTGCGTGGAATAATACTAGAGTTACTACGAATCTACCAGCACCATCTGAAAGATTGTTAGTAGGAGATGTAGATGAACATACACCAAACTTTACTGGTTCAAAGACAAATACAGTTTATGATTCTTCTTTAGATGCCTTAAAACTTGCGATAACTAATAACGCGGTATCTACTACTGGAGAATATGTTTTTGCTAATTCTGTAGATTTAACACAGCCATATGACGTAAACCTAAGAAAAGTTCTTGAAGCATCTAGTTTTAACTTAAATAATTTATGGGATGATAGAGTTGATTTAGTAGATGATTGGGGATATATAGATCAAGTTGGTGGACTAACTGAAGCTACTAAGTGTAATGCTGCTGTTTATGTAAGATCAACAAATGATGATCCATCAGGATCACCAACATGGAGTGCTTATAAAGAGTTTAGTAATGTTCTAATTACAGGTAGAGCATTTGAATTTAAAGCAATATTAACAAGTAATGACACTAACCAAAATATAGCTGTCACTAAATTAGGTGCTAAATTAGAATTACAGGGAAGAACAGAATCTATCTCGACTCCAGTTACTACTGGATCATCTCAATATTCTGTTTCTTTTACAAACGCATTTAAGCAAACACCAACTGTAGTAGTGACTCCAACTAATCAACAATCTGGGGATTTCCATGAACTTGCTAATATAAGTAGGACAGGTTTCCAAGTCACTTTTAAAAATGGCAGTTCAGCAGTTGCAAGATCATTTGTATGGGCAGCATCAGGTTTTGGTAAGGAGGTCACATAATGAGTAATACGTCAGATTATAATTTAGCCAACCAAGTGGGTTCTTCTTTTAGAGCCGAACTTAATACTGTATTAGGGGATGTTCAGTCTTTAAATAGTGGATCGTCAGATCCTACAACTACTGTTGCTTACAAGATATGGGTAGATACTTCAACAAACTTACTAAAAATTAGGAATAGTTCAAATAATGGCTGGTTGGTTTTAGGAAGTCTGACAGATGCAGCACATACTAATAACTTTGGATTAGCAACAAAAGCTGATCCAGATTTTACAGGCACAGTAGATTCTGCTGGTGATATTGTTATGGCTGGTACTGGTGCTTTAAAACTGCCAAATGGTACAACCGCCCAAAGACCAACAGCAGCTACAGGTCAGATAAGATTCAATAATACTACGACAGAATTTGAAGGATATAACGGATCAGCCTGGGGTGGTTTAGCTTCTGGAGTGCCTGTAGGTACAATCCTTGCTCATGCAGCTAACACACCACCAACAGGATTTTTAGAATGTAATGGATCGAATATTAGTAGATCAACTTATGCAACATTGTTCTCTACTATATCTACAACATTTGGTGTAGGAGATGGATCATCAACCTTTGCTTTACCTGATCTAAGAGGACAATTTATTAGAGGTTGGGCAAATACTGGCAGTACTGATGCAAGTAGAGTTTTTGGTTCGACACAAACAGATCAAAACAAGAATCACACCCATACAACAGATTCAACAAGTTTAACTGGTGGTATCAGAAAAATATCAGAAGGTTTTGGTGCTGGCGGTTCTGCAACTGGTGTATTTACAAAAACAGCAGATGGAAATAACACTATTACAGGTAGTTCTTCTACTAGCCCTGTGGGTGGTGTAGATTTTGATGGCACTCACACTCATACAATATCAAGTAGTGGTGGTGGAACTGAGGCACGACCCACAAACCTTGCTTTAATGTACATAATCAAGTTCTAATTATGACAAATAAAAAGATAACCGAATTTACAGAGCTTACCGCACCAGCGAGCACTGATGTTCTACCGATTATTGATGCAAGTGATACAAGTAACAAGAAGATAAGTTACGCAAATTTACTAAGTAAAGCTCCAGATGGATCTACTTCTGCTCCTGCATTTAGTTTTAATTCTGATCCAAATACAGGAATAAGTGGAGGATCAGATACTTTAACCTTTAGTACAGGTGGAACTGGCAGAATGTCTATCAGTTCTGCTGGTCTTGTAAATATCGTAGGAGATTTAACTGTTGGTGGAACGACTACCACAATAAATACAACCACACTTGATGTTGAAGATAAAAATATTACTCTTGGAAAAGTATCAACTCCGACTGATACAACTGCTGATGGAGGTGGTTTAACTCTTAAAGGTGCATCTGATAAGACATTTAATTGGGTAAATGCAACAGATTCATGGACAAGTAGTGAGCATCTATCTGTTTCTGGTCAAAAAGAAGTTAGATATTTAGATGCTGATTCATCTCATTATGTTGGTTTTAAATCTCCAGCAACAGTCTCATCTAATGTGGTTTGGACATTACCTTCTGCTGATTCTTCTGTAAGTGGATATGTTTTATCAAGTAATGCTTCTGGAGTTCTTAGCTGGGTAGCACCTGGTCAAAATGCAGATCCTAACTTCACTGGTACGTTAACTCTTACTGATGATGGGAATATTAGAGGATTTGCTTCTACTCAGGCTACATATACTGGATCTGTCAAAACTTTTACTGTCACTGTCGCAACAAAGACCGCAGCACATAGATATAACGGAAGTGGCTCTAGTAATGGATATGTAATAGATGGTAAGGAAGCACCATTTTTAACTCTTACACCTGGTCGTACTTATAAATTTGATCAGTCAGATTCAAGTAATACTGGTCATCCTTTACGTTTTTATCTTGAAGCAAATAAAACTACAGCTTATACAACAAACGTAACTGTAAATGGAACAGCAGGGCAAAGTGGTGCATATGTGCAGATTGTTATAGCAGATAACACTCCAATGGTTATCCATTATCAATGTTCATCTCATGCGTTGATGGGTAATGCGATCCAGACAAACTCTGCAACAGCTACAGGAACTTTATTGTCCAGCCTAAGTGTTAGTGGAAATATGGATGTTACTGGCACATTTACTGTTAGTGACAATATCTTGATGACAGGAACAGGAGCTATTGATGTTGCTTCTGGAACTACAGCACAAAGACCTGGCTCGCCTTCTGCTGGTATGTTCAGATTTAATAGTCAGACATCAGAGTTTGAAGGATACGATGGTAGTGCTTGGGGAGAGATCGGTGGATCAGCAGCTACAGGAACAGCAGATTTATTAGACATTGCATCATCTTCTGGAACGGGTGGTGGATCAGCTACATTTAACGGATCTGCTTACAGATTTAAGCTAGTCACCAAAGGTACAAGTAATGCAGTTACACCAAGTAATGCAGAAATATTGAGAGTATCTATCAATGGTGTGATGCAACAACCCAATGATGGCTCTGGTCAGGGAGATATGACAGATGGATATGTCGTAAGTGGCACTGATATAATTTTTGATTCTGCTCCTCCTAGTGGATCTACATATTTCATAATTAATATGGGAGCTACGATTGCGATTGGTACACCAGGCGATAATACAGTAACAAGTGCAAAGATCGTTGATGGAACTATTGTTGGAACGGATCTAGCTACGAATGTTGACCTTGTTGATAATCAAAAAATTAGGTTTGGAACTGGAAATGATTTAGAGATATTTCACAATGCGAGTGACTCAATCATTAATGATGCTGGAACAGGTAGTTTAAAATTACAACTTGGTGGTTCTACAAAAGCAGAAGTCGTATCAGGTGGATTTACAATCACAGGAACTTGCACAGCAACAGCTTATGCAGGAGATGGATCAGGTCTTACAGGAGTTTCGTCACAAGTTGCTGATGGTTGTATTACAGAAAACTCGCTAACAATTTCAAATAATTATACTATGACCACAAACAAGTCAGGTATAAGTGCAGGGGATATAATAGTAGCAAGTGGGGTAACAGTTACCATTCCGTCAGGTTCACGTTATGTTATTGTCTAGGGGGTAAATTATGCCAATAGTATTAAACGGATCAGGAACAGTAACAGGAATATCGGCAGGGGGATTACCTGATGGCTGTATAACTGCTGCTGAATTAGCTACTGGAGTTGGCGGTAAAATTCTTCAAGTAAAACAAGCAACAAAAACAGATACAGCATCATTGTCAACTCAAACTTTTACAGAAATAACTGATCTTACACAAACAATAACAACTGTTGCAGGTAGTAAAGTTTATGCTGTAGGTAGTTTTTATATGGGTGCTCCTAGTGCTTATAATGCTTTTGTTAGATTAGTGAGAGTTGATGCAAATGGTAGTACAAACTATCCCTATATAGGTGACGCTTCTGGTAGTGCTTTAAGAGCAACTGCTGGAGGTTTATGTCAATCTTATAACTACGGAGAAATAAATAGTAGTTTTATATTTTTAGATACTCCGAGTGGAGCAGGGACACATACTTATAAAGTAGAATGGAGGTCTGGATACAGTGGCACTACAGTATATTTAGGTAGAACTGCTTACGCTATATATGCAGAGTCAGGAATAATTCCTTCATCTTTTACATTAATGGAGGTAGCAACATGAGTCAGATTAAATTATTACATAGCGGTGGAAATGGAGT